AAGAACAAATCCATAATATATTTAATTTTTTATCAAATAATATACAAATAGCATTATTTAGTGCAACAATTCCAAATGATTTATATTATTTAATAAATAAAATAATGAATGATCCAATTACTATTTCTGTAAAAAGTGAAATGTTAACATTAGATGGTATAAAACAATATTATGTAAATTTAAATACAGATAATGATAAATATTTAACTTTAAAAGATTTATTTTCTACATTTTCAGTAGCTCAATGTATAATATATTGTAATACAGTTAAAAGAGTTAGTGATTTATACAATTTAATGATTAATGATAATTTTTCAGTATGTCAAATTCATAGTAATTTAGATAAAGAAGATAGGATAAAGAATTATAATGAATTTAAAAATGGTAATCAACGTGTGTTAATATCTTCTAATGTTACAGCAAGAGGTATTGATGTACAACAAGTTGGCACTGTTATAAATTATGATATACCTAAAAATAAAGAAACATATATACATAGAATAGGTAGAAGTGGTAGGTGGGGTAGAAAAGGTGTAGCAATAAATTTTATAACAAAAAAAGATGTTATATTATTGAAAGATATAGAAAATTTTTATTCAACTGAAATAAGTGAATTACCAAATAATTATGTTAATTAATATATAATAATTTAAATAAGAAATATATAATAATTTATGAATGAAGATAATTTTAATTTTGAATTACCAATTTGTTTTGTAAAAAATAAATTTAAATTGAATAATAATATAAAAGAAGATTTAGAAATAAATGATACATCTAATAGTATTTATTATAAATTATTTCAACCAACAATTAAATATAGTGTATTAGTATCACAAAATTGGTACATTTATTATACTACAGATTTAAATTTTTTAAAAGATACACAATTTTTAATAAAGAATTTTAAAAAACTAGATAATAATATAGATATAGAAAGTATATATAATATAACAGAAGAATTAAATAATGAAACAGGTTTTTATGAAAAATATAAATATATAAATAATAATTATTTAGATTTTTTAAATTATAATTCACATTTTTTACAATTATTTACAATATATAATTTAACAGGTCCTGTATTAAATATATTAATACCATTTTTAATGATATTAATACCATTTTTTTTAATTAAGTATCATAAAAAAAATATATCATTTCATGAATATTTCATTTATTTAAAGATGGTTATAAAACATCATTTTATAGGAAAACAATTATTACAATATAATGATGTTACTATAGAAAAAAAAATAATAATATTAGTAACAACAATATTTTATTTTTTTAATATATTTCAAAACTGTACATCATGTTTAACATATTATAAAAATTTGTATAAAATAAAAGATAATTTAATAAAAGTAAAAAGTTATATTTTATTTACAATAGACTCAATTAATAATTTAAATAAATATTGTAAATCTAGTTATAATAAATTTATAGAAAAAAATAATGTAATAAAAAATATTTTAATTGATAATTTTGATAGTTTAAATAGTTTAAATTTAAATAATTTTAATTTAAAAGATATAAAAAATATAGGTAAAATATTATTAAATTATTATAATTTATTTAAAAATGAAATTTATAAAAAAGCATTTGAATATACATATTATATTCATGGTTATATTGATAATATTTCAAAACTTAATTTATTATTAAAAAATAAAAAAATAAATATGTGTAAATTTACAAAAAAATATAGTTATTTTGAAAATTCTTATTTATCTACATTAATAGATAATTCTCCTGTTAAAAATAATATTTATTTAGATAAAAATAAAATTATTAGTGGTCCAAATGCAAGTGGTAAAACAACAATATTAAAATCTACTATATTCAATATAATTTTATCTCAGCAATTTGGATGTGGATTTTATAGTAAATGTAAAATAAATCCATATGATTATATTTATTCATATATTAATATTCCAGAAACATCAAATCGTGATAGTTTATTTCAAGCAGAAGCTAGGAGATGTAAAGAAATTTTAGATTGTATAAAATTAAATAATAAATGTAGACATTTTTGTATTTTTGATGAATTATATTCAGGAACAAATCCAAAAGAAGCGATAAGTTCAGCTTATGGATATTTAAGTTATTTAAATAATAAAAATATAATATTTATATTAACAACACATTATATTGAATTATGTGAAAAATTAGATAATTTTAATAAAATAGATAATTTAAAAATGAAAGTCGATAATAATATAAATTATTATATTTTAGAAAAGGGTATTTCAACTATAAATGGTGGAATTAAAATATTAGAAGATTTAAATTATGATGAAGAAATTATAAAAACTGCAAAATTATTATTGGTAGATTAAAATTTAATATACGTTAAATAAAATATTAAATAATATTTAATATTTTAAATAAGTATGTTTCTTTTTGGTTTAGAAGGAAGTGGATTTATAATATCTTTAGGATTAACATTATTGCTATCGGGTATAATAATGTTTTATGTACAAAAAAGATTACAAGTTTTAGAAAATTCATTAATTCAAAATACAAATATTTTACAATCGTTAATTAATCAAAAACAAAATGAAACTTTTTTAAATCATAATAGTAATAATATATTTTCAGATGTAGCATTAGAATCGGCTATAAAACAAAAAAATAAAATATCTGAAAAAATAGAAGTTTCTGATAATGAAAACGAATCAGAAAACGAATCAGAAAATGAATCAGAAAATGAATCAGATAATGAATCAGATAATGAATCAGATAATGAATCAGATAATGAATCAGATAATGAATCAGAAAATAAATCAGAAAATAAATTAAATAATCAATTTAATAATGAATTTAATAATGAATTGAAAAATCAATTGCAAAATGCATTAATATCAGAAAATGATAATAAATTAGAAGAAATAGTTAATCTATCAAATAATATGTTATCTCAAGATATTTTAACTTCAGTTAAAATAATAGCAATTAATGATATTGAAGAGTTAAAAAATAATAATTTATTAAATAATAATAATTTGTTAGATAATAATAATATTGAAGAAATAGAAAATAATGAAGAAAATATTAGTGAATTAGATTTCAATGATGATAAAAAAAATGAAAAAATAAAAAAATATTCAAAATATAAATTAACAGAATTAAAAGAATTAATGATTAAAAATAATTTAGTCGATGAAGATTGTGATTTAAATAAAATGAAAAAAAATGATATAATTAAAATATTACAAAATAATATAAATTAAATATATAAATGATATCAAATTTTAAATATAGACAATATTTAATAAATAATAGTGAAGATTACTTAAAAAATAATAATTTATATTGTTCAACAAATAAAGAAAATAACAAAATAAATATTAATTTTTTAGATTCAGATTTAAAAAAAAATTATTTTAATTATTTAAAAAATCTTTTATATAAACCGTTAACAATAGTTTTTAATAAAGAATAAATTAAAAAAATAATTTTATAATATATTATGAATATTTTAAGTATTGATGTAGGAATAAAAAATTTAGCATTATGTTTATTATATATTAATGATAATAATTATACTATAAAAAAATTAGAAATATTAAATTTAATAGAAGATAAAAAAAATATTTGTGAGATAGAATTATATGATAAAAAAAATAAATTAATTGTTTGTAATAAATCAGCTAAATTCATTAAAAATAATTGTTTTTATTGTAAACATCATGCAACAAAAAGTGAAAAATTTATATTACCTACATCAGATTTAAATAAAATAAAAAGATTAAAATTAGATGAATTATGTAAAATAAGTAATGATTATGATATTTCATTTAATAAAAAAAGTAAAGTGCATTTAATTGATGCTATAGAAAAATTTAAAAATGAAAAAGTATTTGAAAATGTAGGAAATATAAAATGCAATGAAATCAGTTTAATAGAAATATCAAAAAGTATAAAAAATAAATTAGATATTTTTTTAAAAGATATTGATAAAATAGATACAGTATTAATAGAAAATCAAATTAGTCCTATAGCAAATAGAATGAACTGTATACAAGGTATGATAACGCAATATTTTATAGATATTAGTATTTATGATATTAAATATATATCAGCTATAAATAAATTAAAAGAATTTATTGGAAATAATAAATTAAATTATAATGAAAGAAAAAAAAAAAGTATTGAAATAACAAAAAAATTATTAAATGAAAATAATATGGATTTAGATAAAAAAGAATTTATAATTAATATTTTTTTAAATTCAAAAAAACAAGATGATTTAGCAGATTGTTTTTTACAAGCA